GCCCACGTCCTCCGACACAAGCCAAGGCCACCGCTCCTCGTTGAGGAAGCGGTACTGTGCTTCGTTGATGTGCCGGTTCAGCTCGGCGTCGGCCCAGAAGTCCGCGGACTCCTCGCCAACGATGTCGCGCACCTCGGTGCGCATCTCGCCACGGTTCATACGGTCTCCTTAGAAGCCCGGGTCGGCGTCCATGGAACCCTCTTAGGTGAGGTCGACGAACTCGACGAGGTACTGGTTGCTGGTGTTGTCGGTGTGGTTGTCGGCGACCGTAATCACGCCAGAGCCGACCGTGAAGTCGGCTGCGGGACGCACGACCTGCGTGGCGATGGCCGCCTTGGTCGTGTAGACCACGACGTCAGCCAGGCTGTCTCCGACTGCGATGCCCGCAATCGTGATGTCCTGGACTGCCGCCACACCCTGAACCGAGGAGCCGGTACCATCGTCGGTGACCACAGGCGGGTCGGCGATGAATCCAGGGTCGCCGGCCTCGGTCACGTCGGTGACCGTCATGTTGCCGATGTCCGTACCGGCGTTCGCTGCCGCGAAGGTGAGCGTCCACGGTCCACCGGCCGAGCCGGTGACCACGACGTCGGCGTCAGCGTAGCCGAGCGCGCCGGCCGCCATGGCCGTGTCGATGTCCGCCGCGGTCAGAGCGGCGATACCGCCCACTGGGAGCGTGATGACCCCGGAGGCGTTGCCGCCGATGGTCAGCGTGAACGAGTCGCCCACGAGACCCGCGGAGCCTGCGGTCAGAATCTTGACCTCGTCAACGGGCGCGGTCTCGTCGAGGCCGTCGGCCAGGACCTTCTTGATGCCCTTGAAGTCGTGGATGCCCGACGCAAGCGGCGCGTCCTCGTGGGTCGTGAGGTCCGCGGCGTCGGCTACTGTGCCGACACCGTGCGTGCTGGTGTCAGCCTCGTGGGTCGTGAGGTCTCCAGCCTCTGCTACCGTGGTAACGCCGTGCGTGCTGGTGTCGGCCGCGTGGGCGTCTACCTCAGCCTGCGTGCCGAGGGCCGTAACGTCGTCCTCGTCGATGCCGAGGCCGAAGATGGCCTGGTCGCTATCCGCGTTGTCCGCGGAGATGGTTCCTCGGGTCATGTCTCTCTCCTTAGCTCACGGAGCGCCCACGCGCACCAGGAGCCTGGGCGTATGGGTCGCGAGGCTTGGACACGCGGCCCGTGGCCCCCGTCTTGCGGGGGTCGGTAGCGCGTACGAAGGCGGTGCTGGTGGCTCGTGCCATTAGAAGCTCTTCTTCTCGATGTGGCCAGGTAGCTGCACCTGGCGCCTCACCGATTCCTTGGGCTGATGCGTCTCGTGCCACTCACGCATGCCCTTGGTGCCGTCCGGGTCGCCGGGACCGGCGAACTCGGAGTTGTCCGGCAGGAACTGCTTGGCCTGGTCGGACACGGTGCCGTCGCGCGACACGCGCACGCCGGAGCCGATGCCTACGCCCTCAGCCTTGTAGTCCCGCACCATGTACAGCTCGTGCCTGATGCAAGCAGGCGCCGGCTCGCGCTCGGCCTGCTCGAAACGGGCACCACACTCTACGCACTTGAAACAGAACGCCATGGTCGTTCGCCCCTTCGCGGCCGCCTCTTGATGCGGACGCGCTTCATGGTTAGGCCCTGAACTGCGCCACGAGCTGGAGCAGGTAGTCCTCATCGGTGTCGGCGATGTCGAAGTCCAGCTTGTACACGAGCCACGGCGGCAGGATGGTGTTGATGGCCATCCGCGCGTCCGCCGCTGCGGCGCCCGTAGCGTCGTCAGCGATGCCCGTCACACCAGGGCCGATGTCGATGGTCTGGAGGTAGGCCGCCGCGCCGGTAATCTGCGTGATGCCGGCGAAGTCGGCCAGCTTGGCCTCGTTGTCATCCGTTGGCGCCTTGAACTTCGCCTCGGTGCTGAAGTCCGGCACCCATAGCGTGAAGTCCAGGGTCGGCGTGGTGCCGGCCGCGTCGTAGTACAGGTAGAACGACAGGTACTTGGCCCAGCCGGGCACCTTGAGAGCCTTCGAGACGTCCGTACCCTCGTTGGTGTAGTCGATGCTCTCCAGGTAACGGACGGCCGCGCCCTTGTTGTTCTCGTTGATGGTGTAATCAGCCATCTCTTCTTCTCCCTCCCCATTCAGGGGCTGTCAGCAGACGAGCCCGGCCTCCGGCCAGAGGCCAGGGACCGGGCTCAGTGCATCAGTCTTGCTTAGGTGGTCGTGAAGTACTCGCGGGGCGACGGGCGGCTCACGCGCTCGGTGTTCGCGTCGCCGTCAGTGTTGACGGTCTGCGTGAACCCGATTACGTAGTAGTCCGTGGCGTCGTCGAGGCCAGTCACGGTCACATCGGCGTCAGCGTCCTCGGTGTAGACGGTGCTGTGCGGGGCGTCATCCAGCGTCTTGAAGATGGAGTAGCCCACGATGGCGCTCGTGCCACCCGAAGCGTCCTCGGTGCCGGAGATGACGACCTGGTCGTTGCCTCCCACAGCCGAGTCGATGACCACGGGCAGCAGGGTCGCCTGCGCCGTCTGGCCGTCGCCGTCGGTTACGATGCTGTAGCCGAGCGGAACGTCCAGTCCTGCGCCGCGTCCTGGGGACGAGGCGTCGGTGTTGGCCGCCGGGTACAGCGTACCGTCACCGGCCTGGCCGGCGAGGATGTGACCCGTGGCGTCGAGGTAGGTCACAGCGCCGCTGGTCACGTGACCAGAGCAGCCTACCAGGTCCACCAGGCTCAGCTCCCACGCGGAACGCTGAGAGGATGCGGTATCCTCCTGCGTCACCGTGAAGGGACCCTCGTCCGTGGTGCCGGCAACCGTCACGTCCTCAGCGGTGGCGGTGCGGAGGGCCGTCTGGATGGCGGCCGCCGTGGCGTTGGTGCCACGAACGAACGCTACCGTCTCGACGGTTCCTTCCTTGCCCGCTACCAGCTCGTCGATGCGCTCAGCCGAGCGCCACTCGACGCGAATCTTGAACGCGTCGGTGCCGCCGAAGGAGCCCAGCGTGATGACACGAGTCTGGAGGAGACCCCTGACATCGGACGTACCGTAGTTGGGACCCGCGAACGCGTCCTGGCCCGCGCGAACACGCGACAGGACACCGGTCACGCCGGCAATCGGGTTGCCGCGTCCCGTGGTGCGGAGTCGCTTAGAGGCACCCATGGGTTACACCTCCACGAACAGGTGCACTCGGTGCTCGTCGCCGTCGGTACCTGCCGTGATGTTGATGGTCACAGGGCTACGTGCAAGCGGGGCTGCGAAGAGACCCTCGGTCTCGGAGTACGACACGCCGTCCTCGCCGTTCTTGATGTCGGTCTCGATGGCGGTCAGGTAGAACCCGACGCCGACCGTGCTGTAGCTCTGCTCGGTCTTCAGCGCAGTGCTGTCGTCCGTACCACCGTCGATGGCGGTAGCCACGAGAATCTCGCGTCCGTCCGCGTCGGTGATTGCGAACTGGGCGTTGGAGTCGACGTTTGCGTCGTCGCCCTTGACCTCGACCTTGAACACGCGTGCGTACGCGGCGCCGAGACCCAGCTCGATGTCTGCCTCACCCGTGGACGGAGCACCGGTCGTGCCCGTGACGAGTGTTGCGGTCCTCTTCTTGATGGCCATGTCTTACTCCTTGCCTGCGTCGGCGCCTACCGCGGCAGTCAACTCATCGGCGAACGCACCGTAGCGTTCGCGCGCCCTGGCGCTGGGCTTTGGAAAGCCGCGTAGTACGGCCTCCCGATTCTGCGTTACTGTCTCGGCGAGGAGGTACAGCTCCATGCCGAGTAGACCCTGAGCGGAGATGAGGTCCCGTGCCATCGACACGTTGGTGTTCCTGAGCTGCGCTACCGCGCCCAGGAAGTCCTTACGACGGCCGGCCTCACCGGACTGCTTCTGAGCGGATGCCCACGCCTTGTCGGCGCCGGCCGATGCCCGCTCGCTTCCTGCCACACGGCGCGAGACCTCCACCGGGGTGGAGACCTCCTTGACCCTAGGGCCACGGCGCGGCTCGACATTCAGCATGCAGTACCCCTTGGGATGGGAGGGGGCGGGGCATACGCTCCGGCCCCCTCCGTCCTTACTCGTTAGGCGGAGACCACGTTGATGATGCGGCCGTGGGCACGACGGACATCCGTCAGCAGCTCGCCCATGAACAGCATCTTCGCGGTCTTGGCGTCCTGGTTGATAGGCTCCTTGAAGTCGCCCATCAGGCCCCAGGCGTCGCGGTGCGTGACGAACTCGATGTACGCCGAGTTCAGCATGTACCACTCGTCCGCCGGGCAGTCGCCGTCGAACACGACCTCGCCGCCGCGGAACGCGATGGTGTCGAACCCGAGGTCCGCCATCGCCGTGCTCTGGTAGCGCAGGGTGCTCAGTGCCAGGTCCTCGTACGCCTCGAAGGCGTCCTGGTCGGTCACGTGCAGGTCGGGCTTGGACTTCGCCAGCTTCAGCGTGTTACGCAGGTTGTTCAGGCTGCGCACGCCGGAGATGGTCGTCAGGTCCAGACCGTCCTTGACCTTGCTCCTCCACCAAGACTGGCCGTCGGAGTCGTTGTCGATTCCGCCGAGCGTGGTCTTGCCGGTGGCGCCGGTCGTGATGCCGTCACCGACGATGGACGGGATGCTCAGGAAGTCCTTGCCCGAGTTACCCTCGGTCGTGACGTCCGAGAACAGCATCGCGTTCATGTCGTCCTCGATGGACACGCGGAGCTGCTCGACCTTGGCCTGGAGCAGGTTGATGATACGGCTCGACCCAGCGTTGAGGCGCAGGTCACGACCAGAGATGGTCACCGTACCAGCGTACTGCTTCCAGTCGTACTCGGCGTAGCCGAAGCCGTCCTGTGGCGTGGTGTCCAGCAGGTCGTAGCCGGAGTACGAACCGACGGTGTCGTTGAACGCGAACAGGACTGGACGACGAATCGTCAGGCCACCGTCCTCGGTCACACGACCCTTGAGGCGGAGATACGCGAGCAGGGGCAGGTCGACCGTAATCTGGTCGGCGAGCACCGGGCGCACCTTGTCGAACGTGGTGGCAATCAGCTCATCGAGCTGTGCCGCTGCGGTGGTGTCAGCCATGAAAGGCTCTCCACGCGGCCTAACCGGCCGCTGGTCTCAAGCCCCTATGGTAGAACTACTCGTCGCGGAACCGGATGCCGAGTTCCTTCATCGTCCCGAGCGCCGCTTCCTTCACGGCGTCCTTGACGTTCTTGGACTTCAGGCCGGGCTCGGCCACATCGCTCGTCGTTGTAGGACGAGGAGTGGTCGCGTCCTTCTTCGCGTCGCGCTTCTCTGACTGGAGACGCTCTGAGAGCGCCTTCGCGGCCTCTGCACGTACCGGGCCCATCGCCCGCCAGTAGGCGGTCTCGGCGTCCTGGATGCCCTGGCTACGTGCCCAGGCGTACAGGTCCTCACCTGCGATGTCCTCCGGCAGCGCGCCGAACCTGGTCTGGATGCCGGCGAGGTCCTTGTCGAACGTGCCACGCACGCTAGACTCGGTGCTCGACTCGGCCAGCGCATCTAGCTTGGCGGAGATGTCACCGAACGCGCGCGCCATACGGACCGTGATGGCCGCAAGCGCGGGGTCGCTGCTCTCCTCCAGGTTGATGCCCAGGGCAGTCGCGATGTCTTCGTCAGAGAGCTGCTCGGCGACCGGCTCCGCTGGAGTGGCCGGGGCTGGCGCCGGCGCTGCCGGCGCAGCAGGCTCGGTGGCCTGCTTCTTCAGCTCGGCGTTCTCCCGCAGGAGCTGTCCGAACTTCTTCTCGCTCTCCTTCTGCGCGTCGATGAACGTCCAACGTGCAGCATCGTCAGGGAGCTTCGAGAGGTCTGCCCCCATGTACTCCGTGGGCGCGGTGCCCCGCGGGTCAGGAGCTGGGGTGTCGACTTCGGCCTTGACGGGCGGAGTCGCTACGGGCTCGGGCTTGGCCTCGGGCGCCGGGTCTGCCGGCGGCTGTGCCGTGTCCTTGGCCGGAACGACAACTTCCGGTGGTGCGGTGAGGCCCAGGCTTGCCTGTGCCCCGGTCACGGCCTCAGCTACAGCCGTGTCGAGTGCTGCCTTTCCCATGCGCTTCTCCTTGCGGCTGTACCCTCATGGGGCCTCGGGCGCGGTAGACGTGCTGTACGGGCAGGTGCTGCAAAGGGTGAACGACGGGAATCGAACCCGCGTAGCGACGAGCGCACCAGGGTCACAACCTGACTTGACCAACCAGCAGTCAACTCGCCCACCATGGTCGCGGACCTGAGAATCGAACTCAGCCACCTGGATTATGAGACCAGTCAGCTCACCAGAGCTATGCCCGCGTGGCACTCCCCCAAGGATTCGAACCTCGACTACCGGGTTCAGAGCCCGGTCTCCTACCGTTAGAGTAGGGGAGTAGAGCTGCGACGGGTGGATTCGAACCACCATCAACCGGGTAACAACCGGCCGTCCTGCCGTTGAACGACACCGCATCGAGCCGGGGTTTGGGCCCCCGGCGGGCCTGGTACGTAGAGCATTGTCCCGCTAAGAGCAGGCCCTGAAGGATTCGAACCCTCGCCGACCGGGTTGGAGCCGGTCACGCTACCGTTACGCCAAGGACCTGAGTGGGCTGCTTTCACGGATGCGGAGCAGCCGAGTCCGCGCAAGAGCGCATAGAGCCCCTCACTATGTAGCGCACTCTGTCAACCCCCTAGCTGTTTGTGCAGCTAGAAGCCTGTTACGCCCCTGCTCTCGCTGATGGCCTCTACCGCCTCAGGACCAGTCGGGCTGGCCCCTCCTGCGGCTGCCAGGACCTCCGGTGGGAGCGTGCCCTGGTTCGTGGCGGCTGCCAGCGCGCCGGCGCTCATCGGGCCGGGAACCCCTGCCGGGTTCGGCGCCACGCCGCCCGCGGCCTGGGCCATGCCCGCCTGGTTCTGCATGTTGGCCATGACCTGCTGCTGCTGCTCCTCCGGCAGGTTCATGATGCGGCGGATGATACGGCGTGGGAGCCCCATCTCCTCCAGCACGTACCTGAGCAGCTCGACCATGTCGGCCGGCGAGGACCCGTCGGGGCCCGGCTGGGCCGCGGGGCCAACCACGTTCAGGACGGCCAGGGCGTCGTCACGGCGCTGCTGCCAGCTACGGGACTCCTTCGGCGTCAGGTTCACACGCAGCTTGTACGAGCCGATGATGTCCTCGGCCTTCCAGTCCCATGGGATGTCACCTACCTCATCTGCCAGGCGCGTAACGCGCGGGGCCTCGTAGAACTGCATCATGAGCTGGAGGATGCGCTGAGCCACGCCCAGCCAGAACCTCTCCAGCGCGATGCGCTTCTCGCTGGCGCGGGTGGCGCTGGCCTGGACGACCTCCGCGGTCTCGGTGGCCGTACGCTTGCGGTCCGGGAACAGGCCCCGCTGTAGCTCGGACACACCGGTCGACTCGCGGACCTTGTTCTCCAGGCGGGTTGGGATGTTGAAGAACTCCTGCACGAGCTGCGCCGGCTTCAGCTCGCCGACGGACTCGTTCGGGCTCTTGCCCGTGACCAGCTCGACGACGGCCAGGATGTCGGTCGACTCCAGGGCCTTCTTGCCGGCCGGCGTGAAGGAGCCCTCCTCCGCCATGACGCGCGGGATACCGCGCTCCAGGTACGTCATCAGCCGGGACTCGGCGATGTCGATTTCGTCCAGCGTCGGCTTCAGAACCTCCGTCTCGCTGATGCCCGGGATACGCGAGTTGGTCCGGCGCAGGATGACGGGCACGAACGGGCTCTTGTCGTCGTTCCGCGGGTTCAGCGCGAACGGGTTGACGCCCTCGTAGAGCAGGAAGTCCGCGTCCTTCGCGAAGACGCAGACAGTGCCCGTACGGAAGTCGTAGTACGTGTAGACCGTGAACCGCTCGTCGTCCTTGTCAGGCTGCTGCTTGCCCAGCACTTCCTTGCCAACGGCCGTGTCCGACGGGAGGTCCTTCAGCTTCTTCGACTGGCGGTTGCGCGAGGTGTACTCGCGGAAGAGCGGACTGTCCTTGACGTCCTCCTCCGCCATGTACTGCTTCTGCGCCACCCACTGCGCGTCACGCAGGCGCTTCGCGGTGGGGTCGAACAGGACCTGGTCGAACGGCACGTAGTCCACGACGATGCGGTCGGCCAGCACGACGGTCTCGGGGCTCGTCAGCGGCACCAGGCCGGCAATCTGCGCCGGGGATGGGGCCTCTTCGCCGGCCTCGCTGGCCTCGTTGACCAGGCGCTGCACCTCGGCGAAGACCTCGTTGTCCGGGCGCGCGACCTCCTGCTCCTCGTCGTAGTACTCGTACCCGACCTTCACCCAGCCCACGCGCGCGAGCAGGGCATCCTTGATGGCTGCGTTCCCCTCGTCGGGCGCGCCGGTCGCGAAGAACTCCTGCGACAGGGCGGCGCCGGCGACGTACGCGGCCTCCTCCGGGGTGTCCGACTCAGGCTCGACGTTGAAGTCGATGTCTGCTGAGGTCAGAGAGCTGTACTGTGAGTCGATGTTGCCGACGAAGACAGGGGTGGAGCCGGAGACGTTGTGGCCCTGGGCGGTCCGAGCAGCGAGCTGTGCCTCCGCCTCGTAGCGACGCCACGCCTTCTTGCCGGCGTCCACCCACTCCTTCATCGCCTTCTCGGCGAGGTCCACACGGTGCCCGTAGACCTTGGCCTTCTGCTCGTCCGAGCCGTACTTCCGGTAGGTAGCTGGCATGCCTTATGCTCCTGACGCGTAGACGCGCCCATCGCGCTCGACCAGGAGTCCAGGCTCCCAGTCATCGAGCGGGTTCTGCTCCGGGGCGCCAAGCCACCCCGTGACCCCCTGGTTACGGCCCAGCACCCGGTCGGCGATGTAGCCCATCGTGCCCGGGCCGGGCGGTTCCTGCTCCGGCTTCTTGTCGCGCTTGGGGATTACGGTGAACCTCAGGTCAGCCCAGTATCGGACACCGTCCACGTAGTGCGAGGACCAGTCGTGGACCGGGGTGGTCCCTTGCCTGATGCCGTTGTCGTCGACCTTCCAATGGTGTGACGAGAGCGCAGCCGCGAGAGAGGCCGCATTAGTGCGGTCGACCAGGACACGGTTACCCTCCATCATGTTCAGTAGGATGCGGATGCTGTGGTCCTGCGGCTTCCGCATCGGGGTCGATACGACGATGCCGTGCTGCGAGAGGTCCTCGATGATGGACGTCTTCTTGCCCGGGCCGCGCTGGCGCCCCGCGGGGTCGCCGGCGTTGAGGCCGGGGAGTCGTCCACCGAACCGCTTGTTGCAGTACTCGAAGTAGGCCAGGGCCCACTCCTCCGAGGTCCAGTTCTGCGCAGCGATGGAGCCGATGAGCTTCGCGACGGGCACCCACTCGTGGTCACCGGACGGCAGCTTCTTCCGCGTCCAGTCGACCTGGCCGAAGGACAGCACGCCCAGGTCACCCATGCCGAAGTCCCACATGGAGTCCAGCTCCAGCGACGGGTCGTACGGCACGTCGGCGCGGCACTCGTTCACGTTGAAGTTGTGGAAGACGGCGCCCTCGGTCACGCCGACGAACTCGCCGAAGACCTCCTGCCGCAGGTACGCGCCCTCGTATTCCTTGAACAGCTCGTCGATGTACTCGTTGGGCAGGTGGTCGGCGTTCTCGTACGTCGAGGCCCCGTACCAGACGGCGCCGCGCGTGCGCGTGTCACTGTCCGGGTGGAACTTCTGCCACATCCAGTCGTAGCCGTTCGGGGTCGAGCACACCCAGCCGGCCTTCTGGTAGCCGCGCTGGCGGAGGCGGCCCCACAGGACGCCCCACGCGTGGCCCGTGATGTGCCGGCCCTCGTCGATGAAGTACCAGGTCAGCTCCAGACCGCGCATCCAGTTGGGGCGGTCCAAGGAGCGGAACAGGATGGTGGCCTCGTGCTTGCAGGTCTGCCGGTTGGAGCAGCCGCAGTTGGCGACCAGGCGGGCCTTCTTCTTCGAAGAGACCCAGCTCGTCTCCTGCTTGCCCGTCTTCCAGAGGCCGCTCTCGTCCATGACCTCGAAGAACTGAGGCAGGACGACGTCCTCCAGGACCGGGAAGTTGATGGCCGCGATGCAGCCGCGGGGGCCGTGGAACTCGCCCTTCGGCATCGGCTGCTGGCTGAACTTCAGGCCGCGCACGATGCCCGAGAAGGTCTTGCCGGAGCCCAGGCCACCGATGTACGCGCTGGCCTTGGAGTCGTTGTTCACGAACTCCTTCTGCGCGCCGTACCGCTTGACCTCGACGCCGCGCTCCGCGCAGCGGGCGCGCAGGGCCGGGCAGCTCGGGTCGCTGTGGTGACCGCGCTTGCCGGCGCAGTCCGGGCACTGATAGACGAAGGACCCACCGCAGTGGCGGCAGGTCCAACGCTCCTCGGCCTCGTCAGGGTCAATGGGGCGGTCAGCCCCACAGCCGGGGCACTCGGGCAGTGCTTCGAACGCCGCGAGGTCCTCGCCGGCGCTCCAGAACTCGTTCGTTACGATGACCTTCACTCGATGGGCTCCTTGCGCTTCTGCCGGCCGGCGCGACACATGTCGCATCCGCACGGGCGCTTGCGCTTCCGAGAAGCGCGGACCCCGCCGAACATCGGCTGGTCCAGTTCACCGCGCCACCAGGCACGGACATGTGCAGTCTTCTGAGCCCGTGACGCCCCTCGCGTTACGGACTTCATTACACCTCCAGCTCCTCCATCCGGTCCTCTTCGAAGAAGGTGAGCCGCGCAGTGGAGGAGATACGGTTGCTCTCGGCGCCGGCGTCACCTCCGGCTGTGCACAGGATGTACAGCAGCTCACGGATGTCCTTGAGCACCTCCACCTGGCTCTGTGGAAGTGCCGCGTTCAGTTCGGGGAACTTGTACGTCTTCGCCATCTCGTGCCTCCGGTTGGAGTCGAACCAACGTCTCGCGGGCTTCAACCGCGCGCTTGCCCCGGTTCAGCTTCAGAAGCGTAACAGGGAACATCTTGCCGCTTAGGCCCGCTAACCGGCAAGATAGTACCGCTTACGGTGCCGCCGTCAGGAATCGAACCTGCCTAGTACACGACGCCTGGTTTACAGCCAGGTCGAGGTCCCAGCCTCAGCAACGGCATGGACCCCCGCCGCGGAGTCGAACCGCGTGAGCTGGGCTTAGGACGCCCGTCTCGTTCCGACTTGCAGGGGTGGCGGAAGGCCAAGGAGTCGAACCCTCGTGGTCGCCCACGGCCCGGTTTTCTAGACCGGTCGCCGCCCACGCAGCGCGACCTTCCAGGTGGAGCAGGGCGTCACTCTCCAGGAGTGGTCTTAGGGCGTCCCCCTATCCCGAAACGGGACCCAGCGCGGTAGACGGAGGATTCGAACCTCCACGCCCTTGCGGACGGACCGGCTAGCAACCGGTTGCGATGCCGTTACGCCAGTCTACCAG